AATGATAGTATTTTCTTTATAACCACCAACTACACCAGTCTGTTTTGATTCTCTACCTGTAATTGTTTCTCCTGTTGAGAAACCTCTTCCGTGTATGGTATTGACATATACCTGTAATCCATTCAAGGAAGTTATTTTTGCAACTGATTTTGATTGTGAACCCACAACATACTCACCGACCTTCCAAGGGTCTGCAGTTGCAGTTGGGTTTGCACCACTTGATTCATAAATTAATTTTGATGACTCTGCATCAGGAGATGGTTGAACAGTTTGGGGTTCTGCTAAAATAGACCCCAAACTGTCCTCCATCAAGATTCCGTCTAATTCACTCTCTGAAGAAAGTGTTATAATCTCACTTTCTAGATACTCGAAGTATGATTTTAAGAATAGTTCAAAAACTGGAGCTTCTTGCTGAATGTAATCAGGCAAAAGACCTACTAGTCTATCACTTAGTTTTTCTATTTTAAAATCAGAGTTTGACATAGTCTTAGCTTAGAGTTGCACCTAGGTTTGAAATTGGGAACCAATTTGAACCATTCCAAATACAAATGACTGCATCACCTTGTCCATTAAGAATGATTTGGTCTGTTGTATCAGTTGAATAACCCCAAGATGAAACAGTGACTTCTGCATTTGCAGAAGAACTATCTGTCTTGTATATCACTTTAATTTGACCAACGTCTGTTCCGTCATCTAAAGTAAACTCAACTGCTGAAGAACCAGTCAGTGTGATTTCACTTGCAAAAGATGATGCAAGGTTAGACGCAGTTGCAGTTAAAGTTGTTATATCGTCAACTGCTAAATGAGTTGGGATATTTTCGAATAACTGACCTATGGTCATTTTTTTGTTGACGGGTGTTCCGCCTGGGTTATCTACTATGTGTAGTAAATCATCAGCACCTATATCTGTATCTGATACTTGTGTTAATGCACTTATCTTCTTATCTGCCATTTTAATTTTCCTCCTATAATCCAATTAAATGGGAAACTACTCGGGGGACTCCCGACCACTTGTTTCATGTGTTATTAATATGAACTGGTTGAGGTAGAAGTATACCCTACACCAGCACTGCTTTCACCACTACTAATGGTGTCTACTTCACCTGTCACCTTAATATCTTCAGAAGAAATGTCTACTAGATTACCTCTAGTTGCAACGACATCATTTCCCGAAGGGATAACTGTGAAGTCAATCGATGAATTAGTATTAACTGTTAAGGTAATATTAATGGCATTGATTGTAATCTTTCCTGTAGAATAGTCAACTATTCCAGCTGCACTATCCTGATAAAGTCTAGTTGACCCTGATAGGTAATATCTTCTTAAATTACCTTTTCCGTCATCATCAAAATAATTGATATTGACTGAGTCACCTTGGACATAAAAACCTGTTGTTGTTGTAATTCCACCCGAGTCCATGTTGTGACCAGTATGTGGATTATAAAGTTGATTACCAAAAAGAACATTGTATCCTTTTGTTTCTCCCACTTTAATTATATTACTTTTTCTTAATCTAATATTACATGTATTAGATAAAACTGCAGTGTTAGACTCGTCTACTGATTTAAGTAGATTAGAATGTCTAAAAATAGAATCAAAGTTTTGTAGATTATCTGTATCAAACTTTTGAATTGCAGTGTTTACGATTGCTTCTAACTCACCTATTGATAGGTCTGTTGAATTTTCATTGTATTTGAATACACATGTAATTAGAATCTTAACAATCTCTGCATCAATTATCTTAGGTCTAACAGTTAACATATTTAAATCGTTTAACTTTTTTGTGACCAATGACTTTTCTGTATCTGATAGATAATCTGAATTTTGTGGTTTAAGTGCAACGAACACTTTACCATATTCGGGTGGGTCATTATCTTCTCCACCCCATACTGCAACGGCGTCTGCATTTGGATAATACTCTTGCACCTTTGCTTTATAGTCGTTTAATGTGACTAATCTGTTTTGTGATGTATAGAATTTTGTTGCTTTGAACTTAATTGATTCTATACTTTCTTTTTCTGCACCACCACTTGCTGGTGAAACGTTAGTCACTGCATGGTTTGTGAATCCGTTTACAACTCCGTTAAGTGCAAATTGACTAGCACCATTTGCATGGTCTTGGTCAACTATAATATAAGTCACATCTATAACGTCTCCGTCCAATAATGACTTACCTAATGTTCCGTCACCAAAGTATATTTCAATATAACCTTCTTCATTCTCTTGTGCATAATATACAGTAGAGGTTGTAGTAATGTTTGAAATACCTGTAGAAAGTGTGTATGTTTCTGTTGCACCACCACTGGTGACTGAAACAATCATCTTACCTTTGTCTACTCTTTCATTTGATAAAACGAATTTAGGGTTTGCAAGTTGATTATCAAAAATAAATGAATCAGTTGCATAAGTTCCTTGAACAATACTTACGTCATTGTAATTATATGACGTTCCGTTTTGTGTTGGTCTTTTTGTTGTTGTGACTACAAAGTTATATGAACTTCCGTCATACACTGTCACAAAGGTTGTTCCTCTGAGTAATTGCATCTCAGTAGTTGTCGGGGAAGTTCCGTCTGCATTTCTCACTTGTTTCATTTCAAGGTTTACTATTGCAGTTGAACATGACTCAGAAGAAGGAACGAATCCTAAATCCTTTGCACGTGATACAACGTTCTTTCTGATTTGAGCAGAATCTAAAAAGAGTTCCGAGGCTGCAATGTTGGTGTTGATTGCACCAATGTGTGATGAATATGCAAGTAGGTCAATAAGAACTGACATACTTGAACCTTCAAAGTTGTAATCTTTAAATTGTTCTTGTCCTTTGAGATAATTCTTAAGATTATCTGCAATATTCTCAAAATCTAAATCTGTAATGTTTAATTGTGAACTGTTTACTGCCATTATCGTGTCCTTGAAACGTTTATTTCTATCTCTTGATTAGGAGAACCATTAATTATGTTGTAAAAGATAGTCATGTCTAATTTATTATTATCTTGATTTGATAATGCAACTTGGACATTACTGACACGAGGTTCTAAAGTCTCTATCTCTTTTGCAAGTGTTATTTTCATTCTATTCAGTTGTCTATCAGTATTCAACTCAAATAATAAGTTTCTGATTGAACCACCAAAGTTTGGTTTGAAAGGTCTTTCAAATTTATTAGTTAATACAATATTCCTAACTGACCTTTTGATTGCATCTGTATCGGTTTTTCTTACAACGTCACCTGTAATAGGGTGTTTACGAAAGAAGATATCTAAATCGGAATAGATATCCTTCGTTGCAACTGTTTTTCCGTTATTTACTAAATCTACCATATATCTATTTATACAAACTAATCAGGTTTCTTTGTCTTTCCAGCAGAAGAACCTGAAGCAATTGTATGTTTATGAGTTGAAAGTTTAACACCCTTACCTTCGACTTCTCCACTTGCAGTAATACTACTTGAATTTGTCTGTTTACCAGTGACATCTAATGTTGATTGTAAAGTAGTTGCACCCGATACTGTAAGTGTTCCCGTGACTGTTGTGTCTGATATAATTTCTGTTGTGTTATTACCAGTGATTGTAATCTTACCTTCTGATAATACGTCTGTTGTTCCTTTGAGGATATCTGCTTTTAGATTTCCTTCTGTAATCTCTGAAGTGACATTACCCTTTAACACTTTCATATCTACATTACCAGTGTTAACATTGATTGTCACGTTTCCTTTCTCTACTGTTAAGTCTGCATTACCAGCTATATAAATCTTGTCGTCCTTTGCAACTATCTGATAATTATCATTTACGATTCGTTGCACTACACTTCCATCAGGGTGAACTTCCTGAAACGTTCCTGACCTATGATAAGTTGAAAGTCTTTCTTTACCAAGTGTATCGTCCACTTCAATAACATGACCTGACTCTGATTGATACACTTTGTTATATGGATATACTGGTTCTGCAACTGAGTCGGGGAAAGTGTGTCCTTCTATCTCAATCTTCTTATCTAATACAGAATCACCACGTGCAAGACTTGACACATCTGACTCTCCAGTGTATAATGGATAGTAAGGTAGTAAATCCTCAGTGATTTCATCTTCTTCAATCGTAGAACCTGTTCCGTCATAATTAATTGTTAAGAAAACTGGTGACTTAGGTTGTGTATCAATTGCACTTGTTAGACCATGTGGTCGTCTTGAATCTTGTTCGGGGTTTGGTGCATCAGGTGTTCCCTCATAATCTGCAACTGTTAGTCTACGTGGGTCGTTGAATCCTTTATCTACACTTCTAGTTTGTTGATTACCTAATGCATCAACTCTATATCCAGTTTGTGGAACTCCTGTAGATACACCTAAGACAACTGGGTCTTGACATATATCCCCGTCTCTAAAATATCCAAAGACTGTTGAACCTTCTACTAGACCATGTTGACTTCCAATTCCTGAAAGACCAGCAGAGGTTGTTGGTAATATAACTTGAGCCCATGGTAAGTCGGGTGTTGCAATCTTTAATTTGTTGTCGGTATGAATCCCATGTATACGAACACGAACACGTCCAATCTTCAAAGGGTCATGTCGGTCTTCTACTATTCCAAAAAAA